AACTGTTGGAGCAGGTCAAAGAAACTCTTGGCGGCAAGCCAATTATGATTAACTCTGCGTTCCGCAGTAAGCAGGTCAATGATGCAGTTGGAAGTTCTGACAAGTCTCAGCATCGTAAGGGGTGCGCTTGTGACTTCCGTGTACCCGGCGTTACCCCCGATGAGGTAGTCCGTGCGGTGATTGCTGCGGGTTTACCCTATGACCAAATTATTCGAGAGTTTGACCGTTGGACACACATCAGTATCCCCAACACAGAAGACGCAGAACCAAGAGGGGTTGCGCTTATCATTGACAAAGCGGGTACTCGACCTTTTGCCTGATTCGTGGGAAAATGATCTATGCCATTACAAAAACTACAGTTCAGACCCGGTGTAAACAGAGAAGGCACTACCCTTGCCAACGAGGGTGGCTGGTTTGACTGCGACAAAATCCGTTTTCGCTCTGGTTATCCTGAGAAGATTGGTGGTTGGCAGGTTGATAATGGTATAGCCTCTACAGTAGAACCTGTTACAACGCTTGTAGCTACTAGTGGGCTTACCACTGCGGTTGTTCCGCCTAGCGGTGCGTTTTGGGGTATTGCCAAGGCCATGTGGAATTGGATTAACCTGACAGGCTATAACCTTTTGGCGGTGGGAACCAACCTCAAGTACTACATCCAAAACTCCAGTGGTGGTGCGTACAACGATGTAACACCCATCCGAGCAACAACCACAGGCGTAGCCAACGCTTTTACCACTACAAATACTTCAACGACTGTTACAGTTAATGACCCCGGACACGGGGCACAGATCAACGATTTTGTAAACATTTCTAGCGTATCTGGTACGGTCAATGGCATAACTGCCGCCAACTTAACTGGCGAGTTTCAAGTTCAGTCTGTTACCAACAATAACGCCTACACAATCACTGCAAAGGGTGCAGCAACATCTACTGGAACATCTGCTGCTACCGCCACATTTAATTACCAACTGACTACAGGTAACACCACATTTACTTTCGGTACAGGCTGGGGAGTGGGTGGTTGGGGTGGCTCTACTGGCCCTTCAGCCGCATCCGCTATAAACGGTGGAACGGCGGTTACTTCTAGTTCAACTACAGCAATTACGCTTGCGTCTGTTACGGGGTTTACTAACGGTGCAGCATCCATGACTGGCTCGACTATCTCAGCTACAGGTGTGTTGAATGTTGGAACGCTTGCCTCTGGGACTATCTACATTGGCATGGTGGTTACAGGCTCCGGAGTGCCAGCGGGTACCTATATTCTTTCCAACGTATCTGGTACGGGTACTGGGTCTATCTGGAACACCAACACAACCACTGCGGTGGCTTCCACAACGATCACAGGCAGCGGCGGGGTTGTCTTTATTGGCATTGAAGCTATTACATACACAACAGTTAGCGGAAGCACCCTTGCTGGAACTATTACTCGCGGCGTAGGAAACACCCCCACATCTGCCCACGCTGATGGTGAATTAGTTTCTCAGTTTGGCTCTACCGCAACAGGGTGGGGGTTAGCCGCACCAGAGGGTCTTGGCGTTGGCATCCAGATTCGTTTGTGGAGCCAATCTAACTACGGTGAAGACTTGGTGTTTAACCCCCGTGGCAGTGCTATGTACTACTGGGCTAACAACGGAAACCCAAACATTTTTGACCGTGGGCAGATTGTTAAGGCTGGTACGGCTATCGCTACTAAATATGGCTCGTTTACACCAGACGCTACATGCCCTGCAATGTCTAACTTCGTGCTGGTGTCCGACTCTTCGCGCTTTACTTTTGCTTTTGGGTGCAATGACCCAACGGGTGTATACGCAACTGTAGCCCAAGACCCAATGCAGATTCGCTGGTCTGACCAAAATTCATTAGCCACTTGGACACCAGCAATTACCAATCAAGCGGGGGGTATCCGTTTAAGCCACGGCTCTACCGTGGTTACTGCTATACAAACTCGCCAAGAAATTTTGGTGTTAACCGATTCGGCGGTTTATTCCTTCCAGTACCTTGGCGCTCCCTATGTATGGGGAAACCAAATTCTTGGTGACAACATCTCTATTGCCAGCCCCAACTCAGTAGCCACAGTTAACAACGTCACTTACTGGATGGGCGCAGATAAGTTTTACATGTATTCTGGACGGGTGGAAACCCTGCCGTGCGCGTTGCGCCAGTACATCTACGGCAACATCAACTTAGCAGAAGCAGCCCAAATCCACTGTGGAACCAACGAAGGCTACAACGAAATCTGGTGGTTCTACCCATCTGTTACAGGAACTACATCTGATGATGAAAACGGCACTGGCACACCCGGCTCACCCAATACGTTGATTGATCGCTATGTCATCTATAACCACTTAGAGCGTGTTTGGTATTACGGCACTTTTAACGGCACGACTGTGCGTCCCCGCACTGCTTGGTTAGACAGCGCACTGCGCTCGGAACCTATGGCGGCTATTGGTTATGTCTCTGGTAGTACTTATACCAACGGTGCTGTGGTCTATCACGAAACTACCGTGGACAACAACGAAACCAGCACCCCCGTTGCCATTGATGCTTACGTCCAATCTTCGGATTTTGATATCGGCGACGGGCATAATTTTGGGTTTGTTTGGCGGCTTATTCCTGATATTACTTTTGATGGCTCAACTTCAGCAGCGCCATCCACTAACTTCACGGTTCGCCCACGCCAAAACCCCGGCTCCAACTACGGGACTTCAAACAACCCGTTTGTAAACAGCACCCAGTCTTACGCTGGCACAACGACCTACAACGTCCAGCAATTTACCCAACAGGTCTATGTGCGGATTCGGGGTCGTCAGATGGCGTTCAAAATTTCTTCAACCGACCTTGGTACACAGTGGCAACTGGGCGCTCCACGTATTGATGTCCGACCAGACGGCAGGAGATAAGCATGGCAGCAAAAGGCGTAGTAGCCCCACGATTACCCGCAGCACCCGTTGAGTACGATCGTATATACATAGATTCGCTATTGGGTTTTTTACGCCAGTACTTCAATGCGCTGGATAACCCCGGCCCAGTATTAGTGGCAACGCAAAGACAGCCAGCTACAGGGACTACGCCTGTACAAGTTATTTCTGCTCTAAGTTGCGCTGCGCCCGATGCGGCGGGTTCCCCCACTATTAGTCTGCCAACACAGGCGGATTTTGCTAACTTGCGCTCTGGCGATATTTACTACGATACGTCTGGCGGGGCTGCAACAAACTACCCACTAAGGATTAAGGCATGATAAACTCAATTAAACCCTTTTATACGAGGCAAAAATGAGCCTACATAACGCCGCTAAACATATAGCCGCCCACGGTCGTGGCGAAGACACAGTACTTATCCACATGACCCCCGAAGAGGTTGGCGGTTTACAAGCCGCAGCACTAGCGCACGGTGGCTCGTTGACGATTAACCCGCATACGGGTTTGGCTGAAGCAGGCTTCCTGCAAGCTATTTTGCCTACATTGCTTGGCGCGGGCCTATCAATGATTCCCGGCGTTGGCCCTCTTATGGCTGCTGGGCTTGTTGGTGGCGGAACTGCTCTAGCCACTGGGGATTTGAAGAAGGGCTTGATGGCTGGCCTTGGCGCGTACGGCGGCGCTGGTATGTATGGCGCTATGAACCCTGCGGCTGTAGCAACTCAAGGCGCAAGCGTTGCTCCCTCTGCTGTGGCCTCAACATCGGTTGTTCCAAACGCCACTGCACTGGCTCCTATCCCCGCAGCCGCCCCCATTGCCCCAATTAGTGGCCTTGGCACATCTGGGGTAGCAAATCTCCCAGACGTAACCCAGTCGGTTATGGTAAACCCATCATCGGCGGCGTTCTCACCCTCTTCGTTAAAGTCTAGCTTTGCCCCTAATCTTGGTGGTGAAGGCGTTGGCACTAATTACTTTGGTAATGCGAGTGTTACCCCATATGGTTCAAGCCAAGTAGTGCTGCCAAAAACCCCACTTAATTTAACGTCTAGCTACACGCCCCCTGCCAAATCGTTTGAAGACGCTATTTTGTCTCGGAACGGCGCTATGGCTGCGGGTTCTATTTACGCTGGTTTGCAGGAAGACCCCAAAGCCGCGACTCCAGCCGACCCCGGCATGATTCGCCCGTACACATTTGACCGTACCAAGAACGCCAGTGCGTTCCAAGATGTTGCTGGCGAACCGCTGAGTTCCAGAGAACGTAACTATTTCACTGACCAATACACAGCGTTGACCCCCTATAAAGCACCGGGCCCTGAATACAAAAATATGGCGGCGGGTGGCCCTGTGGAGCAGATGTCGAATAACGCAGCTATGGGCGCAAACACCATGTACCCGATGGCTAACATGGCATCGTCTTCTTTTGCTACGCCTTACCAAGCCCCTCTATCTACCAATATGCTTGCCCCTTCCGGTGATGCTGCGGTGGGTATAAATGCTGAACCCAACATGCAGGGTACCCGTTTTGCTGCGGGTGGCTCGTTGGGTAGCTACTCAGACGGCGGGCGGATGCTTAAAGGGCCGGGTGACGGCATGTCTGACAACATCCCAGCAGTTATAGGCAAAAAACAACCCGCACGGTTGGCAGATGGCGAGTTTGTAGTTCCAGCGGATGTGGTGTCACATCTGGGCAATGGCTCTACCGATGCAGGTGCCAAGCAGTTGTACGCCATGATGGACAAGATTCGTGCTGCACGTACGGGCACAAAGAAACAGGGAAAGCAAATCAACCCACGTAAATACATGCCAGCATGACATACGCTTTCACCGTAGAACGCTTTTCTGACACATACAGTGAACTTGAATCGCTGTACAGGCAGCATTACGGGGAAATGATTGACAGGCTGGCTGGGCAGGGGGTTGAGTACTCACCCTATAACCCACGCCTTGAGGAGTACGTCAAGGCAGGAGATGGTGGTTGGTTGCTGACGTTTGTGTTGCGTTGTGAGGGAGTTGCTTGTGGGTATGCCAATGTGTATATCACCAACGACATGCACAACGGGGATTTGATTTCGCAGGAAGATACGCTTTTTGTATTGAAAGAACACCGTAACGGGGTTGGCAAAAAGCTTGTTCAGTTTGTACTCCAAGAGCTAAAATCTCGGGGTGTAAAGCGTTTGGTAGTGTCGGCAATGACCGATTTGCGCGTTGCAAAACTTTGGGGCCGGATGGGTTTCAAAGAGGCTGCTACGCAGATGATTTACGAATTTTAAGGAACCGCTATGTGCAGTCCATCAAAACCTACAGAACCCACTAGTACGACGAATACAACCACGTCTATCCCCGAATACGCCAAGCCGTATGTCGAGCGGATGCTGGGTAAAACAGAGGCGTTATCTAACACCCCGTACCAAACGTACGATCGTGAACGCATTGCGGGATTTAGCGACTTGCAGAACAAGTCGTTTGCAGGTGCAAACACCATGCAGCCCTCACAACAGTTGGGGCAAGGCAGCGGGCTGGCATACGGCGCAGGGTTAGGCGGTGTGGGTATGGCGATGCAAGCCAATCCACAGAACTTCCAAAGCCAAGTGGGCGGGTACATGAACCCGTACCTACAGCAATCTTTGGCACCGCAGTTGGCAGAAGCTAACCGCAACTACGACATAAGCGGAACACAACAACAGGCTAACGCTACAAGGGCTGGCGCGTTTGGTGGCTCACGCGAAGCGATCATGGCTGCTGAAAACGAGCGCAACCGCAACACAGGGTTAAGCAGCATCATTGGGCAAGGCTACAACACAGCATTCGGTAACGCACAGAACCAGTACAACCAGTCACAAAACCAAGCCCTGCAAGGGTTGGGCATGGCAAATGCTGCGGCTGGCACTTTGGGTCAGTTGGGTCAAAACCAGTACGGTCAGATGATGGGCATCAACCAACTGCAAAACCAGTACGGCGCTCAACAGCAGACACAGAACCAGAACATTTTAAGTCAGCAGTACCAAGACTTCCTAAATCAGCAAAACTATCCGTACAAGCAGTTGGGCTTTATGTCTGACATGACTAGGGGTTTACCCTTGTCCCAAGGTTCGTCTACGATATATCAAGCGCCGCCTTCTCTGGCATCACAGGCTGTGGGTGTTGGCATGCTGGGTAAGGGTCTGGGTATGTACGCTGAAGGCGGTGAGATTGAAGAAACTTACGCTGGCTTGCCAGCAGGTGCGTTACAACGCGTCATGGGAGGTCAAGCATGATCGGTCAATCACTAGCCCACATGGATATTGCCGCCTTGCAGAAGGCGGTGTTGGGTATGGACCCTGCGATTAAGCCGTACGCTGCGCTTGCTGCGTTGCAAGAGAAGGTTAAGTCCCAGCAGATGAAACAAGGTCAAGCGTTGCAGAACCCTGCACAGCCGCCTGTGGCGCAGCAGATGATGGCGCAAGCCCAGCAGTTAAGCCCCGCGCAAATTAGTAACCCGTATATGGCATCTGGTCTGGGCGCTGCCCCCGTGCAGTCTCCTGTCCAAGAACCCGTTACTGGCATGGCATCAGGCGGCATCGTTGCGTTTGACGAGGGTGGAGAAGTCCCACGCTTTGCTGGCCCAACAGGTAGCCGAATCATGGCTACCCCCGAAGTTGATAACTCACTTTTTGGTTCTGAAGCTGAAGCGTTGTACGCCCGAGCAATGGCTAAGTACAAAGCGGGTCAACCGTTGGATGTTAGAGAGCAAACGGCTCTCCAACAAGGTAATTTGCAAACAGGTACGCGTTACGCTGACACAATGGGCGCAATCAACGAAACTGAACGGTTGGCTAAAAAATCAAGCGCAGCCCCAGCGTCTGGTATTGCCAAAGCGTTGGCTTTTACAAGCGCCCCCCTCGCTGCTGGAGTTGATTTAGTTGCTGCACCATTTAGAGCCGCAGGGCAATACAGTTTTACTAACCCGTTGGATGCAAAAGAATCTGTTAATTACACACCCGCTTTAGATGCGCGGCGACGTATATTGGATAGCGGTACGGAAGAAACACCCACCACTAAACTTGCTGCGTCCCCTGCCCCTGCAAGCACTGACAACCGCCCTTATCCAGAGCGTAGTTTAGCTGCTAGTAAGCCTAGCATTGCAAATATTGCGGGGGATGCAACTTTGCTACCCCGCGCATCTGTAAAAAAACCAAAGTCTGGGTTAGGTGCGGCAGTTGATACACCAACAGAAAAACCCAAGGCGGGGCTTGGTCAAACCGACCAAGCAAGTAGATACGACACAACCTCACAGTACAAGACTATGGACGAGTTCTTGGCGGCACGCAAAAACGCTGAGAAAAACACAGACGTATTGCCAGAAGACGAGTACAGCAAAACCTTGCGTCAAAACCTTACTAAGCGTGAAGAACGCTTGGCACAGGCGGAGAAAAAGGGCGACCAGATGGCTTACTTGCAAGCTGCTGGAGCTTTCTTCGGTCCGGGCAGTCTGCAACAGAACGCTTCACGGGCAATCCCCATGTTTGCTGAAGCCAAGATGAAAGCTAACTCTGCGTTGGAAGCCGCGCAAGAAAAAGCTACGGACGCACAAGATGCGTGGGCACGCTACAACCAAGCACGCCAAGATGGCAATAAGAAAGACGCACGCGAAGCGTTTGGGCAGTACAACACCTACACCAACCAAGCCAAACAGTTACAGCTTACGGGCCAACATTACCAAGATACTGCTGCACATTACATCCGTGCAGACGCAACAGGCTCTCGGATGGCTGATGCCTCTATGGTAGCAGCACAAAACCGTGGTCTTGGAGGCGGTGGTGGCGGGGAGAAACGGCAGTTGGACCAACTTAAAGCGTTGCAAACAAGTCTGAAAGACCAGTTAAAAGACCCGATGTTGAGTTTACCTAGAAACGCAGCACAAAAGGCCGCGTTGGCAAAACAGTTAGTAGAAGTGAACGGGGCTATTGCAGGTATGGCAGGATTGAATACAATGCCCCAAGTAACCCCCGGCCCCGGTGCTGGCGGTGTAAACCTACCACCTCTAAGTTCTGTAGCAAATCAGTACTATATTAAATAACGGTATGGCAACATTCAACACCGCCGCAGCATTAAAAGCCGGATACACAGAACTCCAGATTGCAGAGTTCTTAGGGCAGCAAAATAAATTTAATACGGCGGCAGCGTTGCAAGCGGGGTATGCCCCCGCTGACATCATCAAACAGTTAAGTGGGCCCCCACCCACTACCATTGGTGGGCAGACTAAAGAATTTTTCAAAGGTATCCCGTCAGGGGCGGTGGGCCTTCTTGAAACTGCGGCTACTGGCGCGTCTGCTTTGTTGCCAGACGATATGGAGAAGTCTGCACGCAAGACTATTTCTGAAACTGCCACTGCCGCCAAAAAACCGTTTGAAGCCGCTAGAGGTTACGAAGATAGCATTGCACGTAGGCTCGGTGAAGGCGTTGGTTCTACCGCACCGTTCTTCTTGCTTGGCCCCGCAGGTGTAGCGGGCCGTGTGGCTGGCGCGGGGTTAGGTGTTGCCGCTGGTGCTGGCGAAGCCCGTCAAGATGCTGAAGCCAAAGGTGCGACAGGTGACGAACGGATGTTTGCTACCGCATTGGGTGCCCCAGTTGGCTTGCTTGACCTACTTGCACCACAAGTTAAAGCTGGCAAGAGCATGATTCTCAACGCGTTCAAACGCGGTGGTATGGAAGGTGCAACCGAAGCCGCACAGAAAGTTGCGCAAAACTTAATTGCCAAAGGTCTATACGACCCAACGCGTAGTGCGTTGGAAGGGTCAGGCGAAGAGGGCGCATACGGTGCTGGCACTGGCGCAATTATTAGTTTCTTACTTGACGCTACCCTTGGCAAACGTGCAAAGGGTGGAAGTTCTGCGCCCGGTACTCCCTCTGGTGAAGCCCCACAAGGTGATGCAGAACAGCAAGCCAAACGCGTTGCCCGAGAGCAAGAGCAGATGGGTGTTAAGCAAGGGCGCGAAGCCCGTGCAGGTGAGAAGTTGCTCAATATTGACGAGCGGGAAGCCGCCAAAGCAGAAGCCCTTGCACAGAAAGACCGCCTTGCTGCGATGGACCGCCTCAATGCAGAGGCACGCGCCGCACGCGAAGCTGACTTAAAAGCGGCGTTCCCAGCAGATTACAGCGATGTAATGCAGCGTGCAGACAACTACGTTGAACTGAGCAAAGAGCTAGATGCGATTGGCAGTTCCCAAACCAAAGAAGCCAAAGCACGCCGTGCGCAACTCCAAGCGCGGATGCAGGGGATTGTGGAAGAAGATACGCGTGTGGTACGCGAAGTTTCCCGCATCCAGCAAGACCAAGCCCGCTTGGCTAAACAGGCTGGGTTCCCAGCACAGAAGTCTGCCAAAGCATTTGAAGCCGCGCCCCCACAGATGGAGATGCGCGAAGCGATGCTTGAGCCGGGGCAAGTACTGCCACCACAGCTTGACTTGCAGGGAAACATCATTACACCAGAGGCACCTGTAGAGGAGCCTGTTAAACGCTTTCCCACATTTAAAAACGCAACAGACGCAGCGCGTGGCATGCAGCGGGGCGAGGCTGCACTAGCCAAAGAAGCCACAGCCCTACGCAAAGAACAAGAAGCCGCTGGGCAGATGACGCTTGCACCACGCGTTGAACCAAAGGTAACAGAGCAGCCAGTTCCTGAGCCAGTCAAGGTTGAGAAGCCCGTTGCGCTTACGCCTGACACTGTGCCCACCACCGTCACGCCCGACGTTTTGGGTGCCTTGGGTATTGGACGCACGGCAATTATTCGTAAGCCTGACCACGGCATCATGGGTAAAGATATTACTGACCCCGCCCAAGCCGCTGAAGTTAAGTCCATCCTTACAGCCTACCGCCAAGGCCGTAGCGCACCCATACAGGAAAAGATAGATGCATACCTTGCGCGACCAGAATTCCAAGCCGCCGCGCCTACCGAGAATATTGCAGAAGGAGAGACAAATGCTGGACAAACTGAGCCGCCCCCAGATCGAACTGGCGTTCAACTACCTGACCAAACCGTTCAAGGAAAGCCCCCCAGACGAACTCTCAAAATTAAACGAGATGGAGTGGTTTCTCCTGAGCCGGATGTTGGACAGCCTGCTGTCGGAGAAGCTGAACAGCCCGCTCCAGTAGAAGAAGCGCCTGCCGAAACACCTGCTGCACCTGCCGAAACACCTGCTGCACCTGCCGAAACACCTGCCGAACCACCTGCCGCGCCTAAGAAGCCAATGGGCATGTTCGACCAGTTGGTAAAACCAGAGACTGCTGAAACTGAAAAAGGTAAGGGTGAGAAAGCCGCGCCTGAACCCACGGTGGAAGAAGAAGCCATTGGCGTAGCACAAGTTAAGTTTGACCCTTGGGACCCCAACAGCTACAGGGGGATGTGGAAAGACCTTGAGAAAGAAAACGGGCGTAGTCCGGGGGAAGCCCTGCAAGATTTGTTGGATGCAAGGCACGCAGACCAGTTGGGCAAGCGTACTATCGGGGCTAAAACCAAGAGCATAAAAAAATCTGTAGACGAGCAGTCTCCAGCAGAAGAAGCTGTACGCGTAGAAGCTGTTACCGCTGCGGTTAAGACCCTGACGGGTGCTGACAAGATGGTGCTGGCAAAGCACTACAAGCAACCAAAGTTTAACAAAGCTGCCGAAACATCATTCATCAACGATACCATTAAGGCGATTACTGACGGCATTGAGTCCGTCTCTAAGGCAATCCACAAGTACGTTCGCAAGGCTATGTCCGGCCTGCTGTCAGTGGCTATGGTTATTAACCCACAGTTCATGAGTTTGCCAGAGGCTGCGCTAATCACCAGCCCTGCCACATACGTAGTTGAGCAAGCGGTTACAGCCACCGTGCCCGCAGATGCCGCTAAGTTTATGTCACCCGCTGCCCAGACCGCATACGCAACAATACTGCCTGCTCTCAAAGCTGACTTAAAAGCACGGGGCAAGTTGTTCTTGATGCACGACAAACCCTCGGCACAGACGTTTGTCTTTACGCCTGACGGGAAGATGTTGATGCACCAAAAGACTTTGCAGGGCAAGGCTGTAGGAGATTTGTACAAAGGTGACAACGACATCCCCGCAAACCGCGTCACCCCTGCTGGGCTGTTTAACTGGGAAAAACGTGTTGGTGGTAAGACCGCCAGTGATTATGACTTCAACACCGTATTCGGTATCAACGACGGCGAAGCATTTATCACCCTGATGCACTCGGTATGGACAAAAGAAACCGATGCAGCCCAACGACTGAAAGCACTTAACAACGACTCAGCATCTGACTCCCGCTATTCGTTTGGCTGTATTAACTTTTCCAAAAGCGCGTTCAAAGAAATACTTGATAAGTACCAAGACCAGATAGATGGCGCAAAGATGTTTATCGTGCCTGATAACCAAGCACGGGTAAAAGACTTCATTAACGGTGACATAGCTAAGAACATAGTGCGCGAAGATAAACTCTTGCGCCAGTCAGTTGAACCTGTAACTGAAAAAATTACCAAGACCACATCAGGCGCTAAAGCAGCACCCAACGCCTTACAACGTGCGGTGTACGGCAAGCCAGAAGACTCTGTGCTGGATAAGCCAGCCGCAGAAGTCACCACTGCCAACAAGGCCAGCGCCTTGGAAGCTGCGCTCCAAGCAAAGGTAGCAGAGGGTGATGTGCGCGGTGCCTTGCAATCAATTATTAACGCAGATGCGGCTCTCTATAACGCTGTTGACCGCTTGATTGCCAAACGCCTGCTTCTGTCTGGCAGTCTGCCTAGCGTGGAGATTGTGGGCGAAGGCACGTTGGGTATGGACGGCGACAAAATTGTAGCGGGTCAGTACGATGCTGTAACCGACAAAGTACGGTTGGTCGATGGGTATATTGGTGCCCACACACTCTTGCACGAGTTAGTCCACGGCTTCTTGCACCGCGCCGTCAGTGCCCACGAAGGTGGTCAGATTAACAACGCTGGTGTACGCAACTTGCGGGAACTCTACGACTACGTAGCGGAACAAAACCCTGCTTTGCTTAAAAAGTACGGCATGGTGAACCTCAGCGAGTTTGCGTCTGAGGCGATGTCTAACAAGGATTTCCAAGAAGCCCTGCAAAAGATTCCATACCGCAGACAAAGCGTGTTTACTTGGTTTGCTAATGCTGTACTGAAAGCATTGGGTGTCTCAAGCACCGACCAGCACACCGCCCTTGCTGCCGCTTTGATTTCTGCTGAGAGCGTTATGTCTGAAGGCCGTGCCTTGCAGATGTCAGAATTTGGTAAGCCCGTTCAAGGTACGTTGCCCGGTGTGGCGAATGTCGCAGTTGGGTTTACACAGCAAGACTACGACGAAGCAAATCGTATTGCCAATAGCCTTGGGCCAGCGGCAGCACCTGCAATGGGTGGGTTGATTAACACCAGTTTGAAGGCTATGAACCGCGCTTCAGAACAGTCTGGGTTGTTTACCACCATGCGGCAAGCGTTGGTTGACAAGTACGCAACCGTTGAGTCTAAAGTGTCCAACAAGTTTTCTCAGGGCGTACGGGATTTCTTTGGCAACTTAAACCCTATGGTTCTGGTACGCCAAGCAGAAGACCACGCCAAAATATTTATGAGTTTCTTGTCCGATGGCGGCATTAAATTCAGCAAAGATGGTTTAGTAGAAACCTTCAAGCAAAAAGGTTCGGCTGTAGAGGCGCTGTCTGAAATAAACCAATTTGGTAAAGACAGCGGGCTTGGGTTTGAAAAAGCCAAAGAGTATGTGTCCAGCGTGCTGGAGGGCCATCGCGCTTTTGATATCCAAGAGAACCACAACAAGCCGTTGGAATCGTCTGCCCTTTCGTTAGAACAGCAAGGTAAGAACAAAGAAGCTGATGCTGAACGCGCCAAGAAAATCAAGCTGCACCTGACTGCGGAAGACATTGCTACGCTAGAAGCAAAGTACCAAAAGACTCCTGCAATAAAGAAGATACAAGATACGTTCAATGAAACCCGTGGGCATGCAATTGACTTGCTGGCTGCGTCAGGTCGCATCTCTAAAGAGACGGCTGATGATTGGAAAGCTAACTCTGCCTACGTGCCGTTTGACCGTGTGATGGAAGACATTGGCGTTAACCTGTTGCCACGCGGCAAGGGGCTTGGTGTGATGACCAAGACACCAGAGATTAAAGGTTCGCTTGACCGCCGTGTTAAAGATGTCGTTGACTCTTATATGGGCACGCTTGGCTGGATGGTTGAAGAAGCCATGCGCCACAACGCCTCTACCAAGTTGTTAAACGAGATGCAGTTGGCAGGGTTTGCAGATAAGCACCCAGTAATTACTGCGGCTAAGAACCCCAACCTTGTGGTTCGCCTGTACGAGAATGGCAAGCCCACGTTCTACGAAGTCCAGAACGAATACGACTTGCTGGCGTTCAAGCAAGCGCCAGAGGTAAACAACTTGTTGATTAACGGCCTAGCCGCTACATCTAGGATTTTGCGAGTCAGCGTGACTGCCATGCCACCGTTTGCCGTGAAACAGGTTATTGAAGATGCGACTCGTGCCGCTATGTACTCTGGCGTACAGCGTCCACTAGTTGTGGCAATGAAGACTTTGTACAACATGCCACGCATTTTCTTCGGCGAAATAACTGGGCGCAAGTCCCCTGCCGCCAAGCGCATGGAAGAACTTGGGATTGTGGGCGACTACGATTTCAACATCTACCAACCCACCAGCGAAATTGAAAAACAAATCGGCGCTAAGAAGCGTGGTATGGGCGGTACGCTTTTCCATACTCTTGAGAAGTTCACCAAGGCATCGGACCTTGCAGGTCGTATGGCCGTGTACGAAGAGACGATGCGTGAGTCTGGTGGTGACGAAGTGCTGGCACAAACCCGCGCACGCGAGTTAATTAACTTCCAACGCCGTGGCTCCAGTGAATCAATGCGGGTAGCGACTCGGGTAATTCCGTTCTTTAACGCTTACGCGCAAGGTATGGACGTGCTGTACCGCGCTGCATCGGGTATTGATTCATCATCCTCTATAGAACGTGGGGCTGCGCGGCGGTTGTTTATGGGTCGCGTTGCCATGATGACTGCAATGGGCTTTGCCTACGCGCTGGCTATGTCTGACGACGAGGGCTACAAGAACGCTACGGACGAGGTGCGTGACAACAATTGGCTGCTGCCCAACGGCTACAAGCTGCCAAACCCCAAAGAATTGGGCTTTATCTATAAAGTTATCCCAGAGCGTATTGTCGAGTACTACCGCCGTAGCGGCACGCCAGAAGAGCAAAGCGCATTGGATGCGTTGAGTGGTGTAGTTAAAGCCGCTTACTCTGCGTACTCATCGCCTACCACGGTGCCGTCGTATGTTCGCCCAATCTTGGAGAACATGACCAACTACTCGTTCTTCTTGCAACGCGAGTTGGAATCCGCCAGCCTGCAAGGTAAGGTACCGGGTCAACGCTATACATCTACCACTTCGGAATTGGCAAAGGGTATAGGCGAAGCAGCCAACATATCGCCAATCAAGATAGACAATTTGTTCAAGGGTATGTTTGGTATGGCAGGGTCAACCACCTTGCTGGCAACAGACGCTATGCTTAACCCAACGCGCCCTGACCGCCCCATCTACCAACTACCGTTTGGCAGTATCTTTACCTACGACACAATTGGTGGGCGTAACAAGACTGAGTTCTACGATTTGCGTGAACGCGTATCTCAAGCGGATGCTACGTTTAAAGATTTGTTGCAGCACGACCCCGCCAAGGCAGAGAAGTTCTTAGAGAAAAACGAATCGCTTATCGCTATGGCACCGCTAGTCAATAAGAGTTTGAAAGAGCTTAGTGAAATGCGCAAGGTCCGCACTGCGATTGAGCAAGGCACCGAAGAGCAGCTTGGCGTTGACAGCGCAGAGCGCCGCAGGCTGATTGACGAACTGCGGGGTTACGAAAACGACTCGGTCAGCTTCGTGCGCGAACTTGAGAAACAGATGCGTGACATGGAATTGATGGAATAAAAAAACCCCCGATGATTAGTCGGGGGCAATTCGATCAAGGAGAGACAGCGGCAACTGCTTACCGCGTGCCAATGTTATCACGCAACTCTCCAAGCACGTACGCCCCACATGCCATTTTCTACCCGCGCTCGGCACTGCACCTTCATATCAAATGACTTTGCCACCATAATGATATGAGTAACTACAGCGCGGTTATCTAGGCAAGGCACAAAGAAGGACGAGCCCGTTATGAACTTGCCCCACTCTATGTTTATTTGTACGCCTTCAATCTCAAGCTGCTTTAAGTGAGTCGTCATCGGCAGTCTTGGCAATGATTGCATCGACATCAAACACGCTGCTGACTGAGTCGTCTATCAGGATAGCGTTTACAGGTGGTGCTGCAACCATTAAACCTTTTGCCATACGTTTCTTCACAACCTCTACGCGTACACCATCGTTCTTCAGCGCGTTTAATGTTTCGTGGTAACTAACTTGGTTCTTTGAACACCAGTCCTTAAACGCACGTTGTACAAAGTACAGACACTTTGTATCCATATCGTAGCGAATCATCAACGCATTCATGGGGGTCATCAATGGCGCTCTGGGTAACCCGTTGTCTGCGGCCCTGTCGTGACCGACCAAGATGCTGCGGATGTTGGAGTTGATAAACGAACCGATTGCAGAGATGCCGTCTGTCGGGATGGCCTTGATGTCGGTGCTGCCCTTACGCAAGAACGCTATGAGCCACTTGAAGATGCGCTTGACATCAATGTCAATCAAACCCAAACGCTGGGCTATAAACCCACCTGTAATGGCAACAGCACCAAGGCTAGACCAGAAGCGTTCGCGTTGACCCAAGCCAGCCGCTGCATCCAGTTTGAGTTGCACATCGTGCAGAACTTCCAACGCTTCAGCCCGATTCTCTACAAGATACTTCATGTAGACCTCGCCAGCCAAGCCAAAGTTCTTGTGCAACTTGGCAAACAGGGTGTCGGTAAATTCCTTGGAGAAGTTGACATCGCGCTCAATTTTCAACTCGATGATACGCATCAACTCGCCTTCTGGAAATTCCTTCAAGCTGTACAGCTTGTCGTACAGGCTGGCGTTGGACGATGTAATTGCAATCAGCCGCCACATGGTGTTGTTGATACGCTCTGCGTTGACTTGTGACTCCATGCGGTTCTTGCCCCGCCCTTGGGTTGTAGCGTAAGCCAACTGCGAAACGATGTCTTCACGCATGTTCGTGATTTCGTCAATCGTCACAGGCAGGTTGTTCATCACCCCAAAGCGGAAAATCTTGGAGTTGTATGTATCGTCGTTTTGCAGGAGCAGGTCAAACGGCTCGCCCCAAATACTGTTGATAGCCATCTGTACGGTTGACTTGCCCGTACCTGAACTGCCACTCAATAGGTTAACGATACCCCCACGCACCTGTGTGAACTTCAGCAACGGTGTGCCAAAGCCCAGTAGAAACGCAAAGGCTTGCGCTTCCATGCCGGGGTTGTCGTAGAAGTTAACGACTGACTTCCACTCTTCCAAGTCACCCTTCTTACCCAGCAGGCCGCAGGTCTGCATGATGGCGGTTGACGGCGGGCTGTACTTAATTCCAGTAGGGGTGATTTCTCTATCCCCTAAGACGAAAGTGTTTTCGTCTGTCCAGCCAAATTGTGTTCTAACTTTTTCTGCTTGTTCCATATTCTGTAATTCCTTTACCCAACGTGATACATAAAACATGAGTTCGTTTACGCCTTTATCAAGGGCTACTACACCATGTTCCCCAATCGCATCGCGAAAGCGGTCCTTGGCAAGCGCCGATGTAAGAGGTATCGAAAACTCCCTCACTCCATCTCTTGGCAGATGCAACCGCATCCACAATACTTCCCCCAAAGCTGGGTCAAACATTCGCTTGACCACATAAAAATCGTTCTCGTAGACTAACTTGTCTTGCCCGTCTTCTTGGCCCGCATCGGCTTTGCGGTATATACCACCGTACTTACCACGGAAAAACGGAAAAGGGTACGCAGGTATTTGGTACACCCGCTTGTCGTTCGTGTCCGCGTTTATGTCTTCTACTAGGTTATCTTTTTCTGTAGCTGCTTCAATCTCTTTTCCCAACACAATGGGCGAACCAAACTTACCCTTGTGCTTGCATGACCCACAGGTGTTGGGGTACAAGGTATCGAACATACCGCAGGTGTATGGGCCCTTGGTCAGACCCGCCTTGTACTCTGTCTGCCCCCTGTCGTACGCAGGGTGCATGTTGGAGATGTCGTGGATGGCAGAGTCACGGTCAATGCAATGCTGCGCAACCGATAAGCCAGCCCGCCACAAAGGTTCGTCTATGTTGCCTTGGTCTTCCAGTATGCGGGTGAGTTGCGCACAGCCTTCGACTTTAAGGGCAATGATTTTCTGAAAGCGGAACGTATTGTTCTTGCCAATCAGGCTTTTGGTAGTTTCGTCCAGCCCCTCGGCCTTGAGGTGTTCTGGGACTTCAAAGGGTAAGCTGTCAGTAGTTTGGATGGCTGGCGCACCCAAGGCTTTTGCAAACTCTATCAAATCAATCTTGCCCTCGCCAGCGATGTACTCGACAGGCAGGGGGTTGCTTGGGTCTTTAAAGTGTGTGGTGTCTGGCACGCGCAAGATGCGGGCAGCATCTGTGGTGCATGACGGGTCAGCGTGTAGCTGTCGTTCTAGGCAAACTTCTTTTAGGCGCTTCGCTACGGGAATCCAAATGTCTTTCTGTATTGCTTCGTCTAGCACCCAGTACGCATGCAGCCCGTTGCCGGAGTTAACGCATATGGGTTGTGTGAGATTAAGGTCAGTGCAGAACTGACCGAGTGCTGCTATCGCATCGACCCGCGTGGGGTAGGCTTTTGTTGGCCCGCAATCTAGGTCAAGCCAGAATGACTTGATGACTGATACGTTTGCCGCCAACCTACGTGGTGGGTTGATTGTTTGCTCGAACGAAGACATCGCGAAGTACGCGTCTGCGCCAGCACCGTGGATAGTTTCAATCTCAGTAACGAGTGTGGGAATGTCATTTGTAAACCGTGTGCGAATCTTGCCTTGCATTATTCCAACTGCGCAGTACGTGCCTGTATCGGCAAGCACTGCGGTTAGAAATTCTGTTTTTGTCATGGCGTGGGTTTTCGCAGGGGGTGTTTATCTTGAGCCAATGAAGGCCCGACTTTTTAGAGACGGTTAGCTTAATACTTTTCAAGGTATGCAAGTACCTTGTCTGCATACTTTTGTTTGGGATTGAAGTCTCCCGCAAACCAGTTGTACACCGCTACAGTAGTTACCCCTGCTACTTTTGCAACCTCTGATACTGGGATACCAAGTTTGATGCATTTGCGCCCGATACGTACACCTATCTTCTTTATGTCTGCTTGCTTGTTCTTATGAACAGTTGATAGTGAATAGCCAATCATATGATTCCTTGTGGTTGGGGGCCGAAGCCCCCATAAATTTACTCGGCAATATCGTCGTCAGCCCACGCATCAAGGACACTAGCTACGCTTTTCGTCTCAACTTTCTTAGTAGCAACTTTCGTTGGCTCTTTGGTCGGCTCTTCTACCGCAGTGGGTTTAGCAAAGGTGATAGGTAACGCTGGCGCAGAAGCATCCGTACCATCCACTTGAGCAACAGTCATCACAACTGCATTCAACGCATCAGGTGTTTGGCCTTGGCTCTTAGCAGTCGCCATCTCTTCAACGCTCAATGGGCGTACAGCCTTGAACGTCAACTTTGGTGTGGCGCTTGCTGTATCGAAACGCATCTCTGTCACAACCGCAGTCACGGGGATACCGTGTCCACCCAAGAACTTGGCGTACTGCTGTAGTGGCATCTTGCCGTTGTCGCCTGTGCCAAAGATTGACTGGGCTGGCAAGGTGAGTTGGTACACATCACCACCGACATTGTTCTCCAAGACCAACGCGATGCGGTGGCTGAAACGGCAAGCACGGCTGTCGCCTTGACCGGAACCCTTGATGTTCTGTTGGCAGTTCTGGCAGTTGGGGGACTGCGGATTCTTTGAAGACTTGTCAGGCGCAACGCCATCGTTAGACCAGCACACGGGTGCAGAGTTCTGACCTTCTGTGTAAGTGCCAGCGTAGTAGCTGCGTGAGGTCTTCTCAGCAGAGCGAACCACAACTACGTTCATGGCGCGGTCGTCGTTTTGTGCAACTTCTTTACCGCCAACAATCATGCGGAATACACCGCCACGGATAGACACACGCTTGCCGCTACCGCCGCCACCCATCAGGGCTTTGGTTGTTGCATCGAGTTCCAAGTTTTGGAAGTGTGCTGGGAGGGCGTTACCGCCTTGAGAAAACAGAGTGAGTTCAGACATTTGTGGGCTCCTTGAGAATGTCAATGTTCATGTTGAAGTGGCGAGAAAGTTCACTGGCAAAGAATCGGTAACTCTTGCCAACGCGAACATACGGGATACGTTTGACTGGGTCTTTCTCCCGAATCAAAGCGTGGATGGTTGACGGGGCGACTTGCAAAAGCTTTGCCACCTGTGCCAACGTAAGTGCAGTTTCCAATTAAGCTCTCCTTACAGTTACTGTATATTTATTGTCTACGTTAAGCCCCGGCGGTAAGAGGTCAGGATTTTCACGTAGGAAGTTTTTCATGCTGAGTTGCGATATACGCCGCTCAACAAGGTCAAGCGCATCGTTGTCACGGATGAACTTATGCATAGACCCCCAGTCACCTGTCCAATAGCGGGTACTCATTGAACGAATGGCTGTGCCATGCGCGGTCTTGATGCTTTCAGCACCAGTCGTCTTGCAGATTTCAAGAAGGTTAGATTCAACCATCTCCATCTGTTCTTTTATTTCGTTGTCTTGCGCTTCGTACGCAGCTTTGATTTCAGCACGCTTATCGCGCATTTTTATATAGACCCTTACAAGTCTATCGGCAGTTATGTCCATGTCTTTCCTTTCGTTGTTTTGGTTAATAATACACCACAACTTTACTTTGTCAAGTTCTTTCTAACTCATCTTTGTAAAGTTCCATCAAATTAAATTGCGCTTGCTCTTTGCTATCGAGAGCCTTGTACAACTTAGCTTCTACTGGACTGCCCATTAGTTTTACAACTAAACATTTGTTCTTCTGCCCAGCCCGATGTATACGGGCGTTTGCTTGAGCGTATGTTTCATAGGAAGTAATAGGCGACCACCACACCACTGTGTTTGCAGCGTGTAAGGTGACACCATGTGATGCTGCTTGGGGCTGTATGACAAGCACCCGTGGGTCAGCGTCTTCTTGAAACCGTTTGAAGATATCGGTACGCCTGCCTGCTGGCACGCCCCCGTGGATTACTTCTACCGTGTAGTTATCTTTACGCAGGGTGTCGTACAGAATTTCAATCGAATGCCTAAACGGCACAAACACAAGTACCTTGTTGGTGGACTCGTCGATTACTTCTTTCAGCACGGCGATGCGGTTGCTGGCATCGAACGACACCACCTCGTCGTTGTCTGTATACACAGCGCCACAAGATATTTGCAGCAACTTGTTTAACTTAGCTGCTGCGTTGACTGCCGTGATTTCTTCACCCGCCGCTTGCACCGCCATAACCTTGCGTAGCTTGTCGTAGTATTTGGTCTGCTGCGGGGTAAGAGGTACTTCCCGCTCGGTGTACAACATGTCGGGCAAGTCAAGGCATTGGTCTTTGGTAAAGCGTATAGCGGGCTGGAGCAGTGCGCTGACTGACTGCTCTGCGGTAACCTTGGGCACCCACTTGAACGCGGTAATCTTGTGCATCACTTGGTCGCGGTACATGGTAAAACTGCGGGGTGTAGCAGAGGGGTTGACTAATTTGGCTAGGCCGTACGCATCAAGGGGCGACTGCGAAGCAGGTGTACCCGTCAGCATCCACAGCCACATGTTGGGTTTCAAGATACGGTTGAGTACCTTCCAGCGGGTTGTGGTCGCCGTCTTATACGCGTTCGCTTCGTCAATCACAATCATGTCAAACCCAGCTTTTGCTATGACATCTTCAACCACGGCTACACCGTCAAAGTTAATGATGACGAACTCAGCATCGGAGTTAATGATTTGTGTACGCTTTTCTTTGCTGCCGTAGGCTATGCCTACCCTGCGGTGCATCGCCCCTTTGAAGATGTCGTTCTGCCATGCGGCTTGCATGATGGACAGGGGGCAGATGACCAGCACACGCTTGATGTGTTTGGTGTTCATCAGGTAGTCAGCCGCCCATGTAACCGACAGCGTCTTGCCTGTGCCCGGCTCGTTAAAGCAGAACGCCCTGCGGTGCAGGGTAAAGAATGCAGATGTTTGTTTCTGGTGGGTGAACGGTTGGTAGATTCCGGGCCAGTTGTACTTGGACACAATGGGCGAGGGTACGTTCTTGATACGTAAGTTTTTAAGTACCTGCGCTTCTTCCAAACCCCAATGCACCATGACTGTACTAATGTCGCCATCCTCCAGCAATGTGCTTTTTGGGATGACGCTTAACACCTTGTGTGGGTTGCGTAATTTGAGCTTTAATGCTCTACCTTCAATAATTTCCATGTCTTCTCCAATAGCAAATCACTCCAAACGCGAATGTCGTTTGAAGATTTGGGTGGCACCTTGCGGGTGCCAATCGGCTAAATCACCAACTCTAAGTGCGTTTAGAAAGGGGAGTAGGCTTTAGCTGGTGGGGTTAAAGGGTAACAACAGAGAGCCCCCGTAGTCTCACTCCCACCTTACAGACTACGAATTACTTTTTCTTTGGCTTGTTCACTTTAACAGTATGGTCACTGTTACGGCTGAACGAACGATTCTCTGACGCGGTTTTCAACCGTAGGTTGGACTTGCCAGCACTACCACCCTTGCTGAGTGGCACCTTGTGGTCAATGTCTTTACCCTTGCGGTCTATACCTTCGCGGTCGTACAAGTCACGGGCGTTCTCACGCTTGCGTCTTGCAGGGGCTTCACCCCGTTCCAACTGCTGTGTGTATTCTTTTTTGTATGGTCTTGCTTTGTTTACGTATGGCATTTATTTCCTTCCACAGTGGGCGCACTCGCTTACCCAGCAGTAATTCTTACACAAACCGTTGGGCTTTGCGTTCCAAACACCCGAACTATACGCGCCTTCCAGCATGGTGACGGTAGGCATCCAGTTGCCCCAGTAGCGGTGCTGCTGCTGGGCTTCGTACACCGATGGTACAAACTTACCCTCAGTCAGAAACAACAGGCCACCCTTGACCTTGTTCACCTTGGGGAACATCTTGAACACCGCCAGCGCCATGAGTTCTAACTGACCAACGTCAGCGTAACGGCTCTTGCCTAGCTTATAGTCCACAACCCGCGCTTCGCCCCGCTCCTCGTCCACGATGAGTAAGTCGGCTACGCCACGGAACCAGCAGTCAGGGGAAAAGAAGTCGCACGGCTCTAACGATTCGGTCAAAGCCATTTTAATTTCGCAATACTTAGTGCCAGAGATACGCTTCAAGGATTCCAGCGGCTCTTGCATGAAATCAAACTTTGCTGGTATGGGTACGTCATCACGGATATATAACTCCGCGACTGTGTGTGCTTCCTTGCCATACATGGCAGCTTCGCCCTCTGGCTCTTTCACATCCTTAATTACCTTGGTGTGGTAATACTTCTTTGGACAGGTTGTAAAAGTTTTCAAGCTAGAAAACGACCATGCTGGAATCTTATTAGCAATCACCGTATGACATCCCCATTCCGCTTTCGCAGTTGACTGGTAACCCTTCGGCCCATGATGGTGTCCAACGCATGCAGGATTCCACATAGGCTCGTGCTTCATCTGCTTCTTCTTGCCGCGCAACAATACCGATAGCATCGTGTACTGTAAGTACAACCTTGTACCGCTTGGCAATTCGTAACATTTGTTCGCCAATGATACACCGCGCTATTGCCTGTGTAAAGTTTTCAACGACTTTTCCACCATAAATTTTATTGGTTCCCTTACGGGTGGTGTACTGGAATTGGCGTTTACCCTCGCCATCCACGACTTCAGCCAGCCCGCTGTAGAACACATACAGCCCGTTCGGTAGGCGGATACGCCCACCAGTTGGCCCAGCGTCTACGGTCAGCAAGGCATTGCGCCCCAAGGTCATCGTCTGCCCCCTTGCCATGCACCGCAGGGCTTCTTGGGCTTCGCGCCATAACTGCGGTATCTTGGGGTAGGTTTGGCGGTAGGTATCAATGATTCGCTTGGCTTCATCGCTGTCAATCTCGGTGCCGAACGTTTTGAGTTGTAGTTGGAACTTCGGGCCACCCATGCCGTACCCCGCACCAAGAATCGTTGTCTTACCAACGAACCGCTCAACCTTGTCAACCGTATCAGCCGACTTGTTGTAGATGGCAGATGCCATGATTTTGTATACGTCCTCGCCCTTCGCAAATGCTTCCACCAAATCGTCTTGCTCAGATTCCCACGCCAAGGTGCGGGCTTCAATCTGTGACGAGTCCGCGTCGATAAACACATAGCCCTCTGGCGCAAGGATGGCGTTCTTTAACTTGCCAGCGTTGTCACCCCGACTTGGTAGGTTCTGTAGATTTATAGAATCTGTACCGCCCCATCGCCCCGTGTGGGCAGCGTAGTATTTCAACGGAATGGGGAACAGCCCGCGCTTGCCGATGTCTATGAACCGTTGGGTGCGTGTCTCTTCAATCGTTGACTTCGTACCCAGCCTAGCCGCAACCAACGCTTGCACCCGTGGGTCTTCGTGTTCTAGCAAATCTTGTAGGCCAGCATCTGTCTTGGCAAACGCGTATGTCTCTTTGCCCGTGGTCATGCTTATCTTCTTGGGTGGGGATATACCCAGCCCTTCCAGCATCTGCGCAAACTTGGGGTTGCTCATCAACGTCTTGCGCACCTCTGCCTTTACCTCTTCGTCACCCAGTATGTGTTTGACGGCTAAGTCTTTGTGGCCTATGGCTTGCAGTGCGCTGACCAAGTGATTGGTCTTCTGTCCCACCGTCTCGGCAAGGTGCTGCTCTAACAGCGTGCCATCAAGGCGTAGCACAGGGTCGATAAACATCTGGAGCGTCAGGTCAATCAGCTTGAGTTCCGACTTGGGGAACTTGCCCTTCTGCATCATGATGTTAAAGATGTCGTACGTTAGCTGCACATCGTTCTTACAGTACTCACCGTACTGGGCGAGTTCAAGCTGGCTGAACTGCACCAAGCGTTTGCCCTTGGCGTTATCCACCTCAGTGCCCTTCTGCCCCACGCCATACTTAACGGCGATGTTCTTGAGGGATACGCTTTGTTCTACGCCATGCAAGGCACGGGCCATCGACTGTGTGTCGAGCCAGCCCATAGGTTTAACGCCGTATCGCCACGACAAGATAGCCCCGTCGAACATGGTGTTGTGCGCCAGTACAAGCGAGTCTGCCCAAGGTAGGCGGTCAAGCGCCGCCACTACCAGCAGGTCGCTACCTGATACCCACTTGGGGGGTGCGTCATCTATCTTGTAAGAAAAACCAATCGTCTGGAACAGCCCAGCCCGCACGTACTCTTCAGTACTTATCTTGCTCAGGCTGTAGTCTTGGTCGTAGTACGTTTCAAAGTCTACCGTAATTAGATGCGTCATTAAATGCCTGTCCTATGCTGCTTTGTTGTAGTCTATTTTGCTGCCGTGCGCTATCCCTCAATGCGTCATTAAATGCCTGTCCTATGCTGCTTTGTTGTAATCTGCTTTGCGGGTCGTATTCGTATTGCGGTGCATTCCGCATGATTGTTGTTCCTGAGTCCATGCCACCAAGGATTTGCTGCATCATATGTTTATACATATCCGCAAGACAGATTGCGCGATATGTTTCTAACATCGCGCTGACTTCTTCTTTAGGCAAAGCCCAAAGTACCTTTACCTGTACGGTGGCGGACCCCCGTGCAATATCTTCCAGTGCCATTGCCAAAGTTTCCCATCTACGCTTGGGGCTGTGGGGCATGAACTCCTCTGGGTTTGACCCCATGCGTGCTATCACCAGCTTGGTGTAATCAGAAAAGTTTTCCATACAAGTCCTCTATTTTCATCAACCATTCTTTCAACTGGCCTACGTTTGTTTCGTTGATGACCCACGCCGTGCCGTGTGCCTTGCGTATATTGGCAAGCTCTCGCTCTTGCAAGACAGTCGTTACCCCCTTACCCGCCTTACACTCAATGGCTATGAAGTGCCCATCAAGGCAGCAGATGATGTCGGGTATGCCTTGCCTACCGTAGCCGTTGGCGGGCGGGCAGAAGTAATAGACACCATGCTCATCGAGTATGGTGCGTACCGCATGCTTGACCTTGACTTCAGGTGTTTGAGCCATGCGTCTGTTCCTCGTCAAGTTTTAGTGCGTAGTGCTGCGCTTTGCCCGTGTCATCGCTGCCAGCCTTCTTGCCTTGGCGCATGGCGTACTTGATGATGTTGCCTTTGAGAAAGCCCCGAAACTCTTCTGGGGTAAGCACAGCTTTCATTACGGCCCAAGGTTGCATGCCCATGTCTTTGTAGTGTGTGCCGCTGACTTGCAGGTCGTCAGCGCGTGTACCGTTGAGTTGTTGTTCCATTAAAGTCTCTGGGAAAAGTTCAAGCTGCTGCATAGTTATCTCCAAAATTGTTGTAAAGCCGATGTACCAAAACCTTTTTGGTACTCTTTCTCTTTGGGTTCAGCCAGTCGTTTCTTACTTGGCAAAGCCCCCGCGAACACTTCTTCTTTCGTTTTGAACGTACAGAAACAAAGTTTGCAATACCTTCTGCGGTAAGTAAATCCTTCGTTCTGTATGGTATCGACAATGGCTATCTTGTCGCCTTCGCACTTGGGGCACTTCATCCAAGTAACTCCTTCTGCAACACCTCTTGGCATGTTGCAAGGTCTTCGTACAAGTGTTCGGGTAGCCTGTGCTTATCTGCAAAGCTCCACGACTCCAACGCCGATAGCAGTTTAATTATTGCGAGTATCTGTTCTTTAGTCATGTGTTTTTCTCCTTTATCCATTCTTGAATACGAACAAATGCAACTAAATAATTACCATTCTCGGCAAGCCGTACAGCCTCCAAGAATTGCGCCTCCGTCAGCCCCACCCAAGGGCGTTTTGTGCTGTCGTGCATGTGCTTTATGTATAGGTGTATGTTCCAATATTGCGCCTCGCCAAGTAGTTCTCGGCAAATCCGTTCGCGTTCTTCTACCGTGTATCTATTGGCGTTTAACCAGTCAGTGTGTTTGTGAATTTCAACCACTGTTCTTCTCCTTGAGTTTGGTTTCGATGGCTTTGACAATTTTTTCAAACCCGTTTTGTGTTGCTATTTCCATGTAGTCCCAATAAGCAGATTCAAGTTCTTGCTCCGTCAGCCCCACCCAAGGGCGTTGTTGCGGGGTGGTGTAGAGAGGTGTTGTACGCCTAAAACCGTGGTAATCATCAGTCTCATGTGTGTTGTGCCAATAGATAATTTTCTCTTCTTCATCAAGCCACGCCACAGGCTCTTGCTCTGTGCGCTGTGGTGGGTGGGGGTAAAGCGGTATCCAACACAAGTCTCTTGGGTGGTCATCTGTCATCGTTACTTCGTATCCAACTTCAGGGCATATCTTTTCTCTCCACTCAGGCTCAAGCCACGCTACAGGCTCTTGTGCTGGCTGTGCCAAGGCTTCTTTGATGGCGGTGATGGCTTCAATTGTTTTAGGCGGCGTATGGTCAGACCATTTATCCCAATGCTCCAACGCCTCAAGCGCAAGTTTCAATGCTTCTTTCATTCCACCACCTCCTGCTTTGCGGTCAATCCTTCCAAGCGTTTAATCCGTGCCACGTTGTAGGCAACGATGGCGGTGTGGTACTCCATGCTCGATTGGTGGCGTAACTTGGTGCGCTGCGCTTGTATCAGTTCCTCGGCGATAAGTTCGGCGGGGGTTGGCATGACCCAATGGTTTGTAAACCATGCCCATACATTTTTTAAGTGGTTCATTTGAAAATCCCTTTCGCTAAGACTACCTTGGTAGGCTGACACTGCACCACGCTAGATGGTTGGTTGACGATGACGTACCCTGCAATAAAGCATACGGTTGCTACCATGCCAAGCAATGTCATTAAATCAATAAAGCCATCCCACAGCCGTTCAAATACGGTTGGCGTTTCGTATTCAATCATGTCGTCAATCGTTTCAAACTTCGCGCCTGTTTCTTCTGCGTCAATCAATAAGTTTTTTAGCTTGCCCATATTGCGTCTTCCCATTCTTTAATATAACCAAAGTGAAGTAAATCGTTTGCAAGTTCAACTTGTATGAACTTGTTTTTCAATAAGTGTTTACTCGCCTGTGAGACAAGCCAGAACGCGCTACCTACGCGGTGGCCTATGCTCTTAATCTCACCCATCTTGTCCACCATACTTAGCAGTGCCACATCTTTACGTATCCAGTCAGGCAGATGGTCATCATCGAATATGGCTTGTGGCCCGATGATTTCTTTTCTGTGGTCTAGATACGCAGTGATGCGCCACCGCCCATCTTCTTCAAGAAGAACGCGGTAGATGTAATCAAAATTACGTTTCAAATCTTTGCCCTTACATATGAATAGTTGTGCCGTTGGAAGCAACAGCGTGTTTGTTGTCGGCAATGCACCAAAGGATTGGTGCAGGCCAGTTGTAACCCCAGTCATTGAATACCTCTCCATCTGTGAGCATGACGATACAGTCGGGCTTGATGTTGTGTTCATTCAAGTAATCCGACATACAACTCGGGGCCGTACCACCGCCGCCCTTGGGCTTCGTGCTTTCGCGCAGTGATGGCAATGCCTGCTCGTCATAGGTTTCGTGTGCAGCTACAGTATGCCCCCAATAAATCACATCGACAAGTTCGGGTTTAACTGACTCGCAAATACCCTGCGCTTCGGCGAGAAATGCAGCCAGTTCCTTGTCCCCGATTGAGCCTGACGAATCGACACCCAACACAACACGGCGTACCCTGTCGCTATAAGATGTTGGCAACGTCAAGTCTTGACTCTGGAACCTACGGTCAATGCGGCGGTACGATGTGTAGTCATCCCCTATGATTGAGTTGGTTGCAAACTCACGCATGGCATCGCGCCAGTCCACCTTGGGGGAAAGCATCTCCATCAGGCCACGGTCTACATTCGCACCCGCCTTGCTTGCAAGGATGCCACCTTGGCGCAACGCTTGGTCAATGGCGCTAGACATGTCGTCTACCTCTGCTTGGGTCATCGACTCACCTGACTCCCAGTCATGCTCATCAAAGCCTTGCTCACCGCCTTGTGGCTCACCGTCAGGGTATTGCTTCTTGAGTAGGCGAAACACCTCACCCGCATCCATGTCACGGTACTGCTGGTCTAGACACCCACCGTCAGGTAGTTTCACAAAACCATCTTTCAAGTATCTGTCGTTGATGGGCAGGTTGATGACATAGTCGCATGCCATGTTGGCTAGTTGCGGGCTGTCTTTGTACATCCACCGCCATGTATGCATATGCTTGTAGGCACAGTGCATCTTCTCGTGCAGCACCAGCCCCATAAGTTCAGCATCAGTCAGCTTACTGATGAACTGCAAGCCGTACTCGGTGTTGACACCGTCTGTACGCGCTGTCATCTTGGGGTCGTCCACTACTGTGGATTTCCCATACATAACGATGCAGGCAATCATCATGTAATCGGGGTCGCGGATAAGCGACACATGCGCCCGTTCAAGGCGCTGTGATTGTGATAAGTTCATATTATGCAAACAGGTATTGGTTGGCGATAGCGAACTCGGTGAACTTGTCGTTCTCCATAGCGAAGTCTTTGTTGGGCTTCTTGACAATGGTCGTGCAGAACAACGCTTGCATCTCTTTGGGCATACGGGACATGTAGTCCATCCAAGAGTCAAGCGTATCTTCTGATACCCAGTTCAACGCCTGATGCGTAAGCATCATCTTGCCAGCGATTTCCTTGGGCATAGGTGCGCTATCAGGGCCAGCAATAATCTCAGCGCGGCGTGGCAATGAGTCACCCATCTGAATCCATGCTTGCAAGTCCACAGTAGCGGGCGCACCGATAGTGCCAATCAACGCATTCTCCAGCGCACGCTTGGTAAACATACCGCGCTTGTTCACAATCTTGCTGGCCTGTGCCAACGAACGATGCGTAACGAACGCACTGCGCTGTGCCTTGGGGTGGTAAATCATGGGGTTGTCGTCAGGGTTGTCGTACATCTCGAACGGGTGCAACGCTTCGGGGCGCTCACCTACCCACATAATAATTTCGGGCGACACATCGTTGAAGCGTGCCCATGTATCCACCCAGTCAGGTGCAGGCATCTTCTCCAATTGAGTAAACGATACGCGGTTGCGGTGATGGCCTTGGAACACATCGCCCACATTCTCAGAGCCTTTGTTGGTAGTGCCAAAGACAAACGACTCAGGGTGCAGGTATCGGTTACCCGCTCTACGCTCAACCAGCAGGGGCAGTGACGCATTCAGCGTGGGCCGTGGTGCCTTGCCAATCTCGTCCAGCATAAGTATCACAGGCACGTTGTCGTGCAGCCCGAACGATTCGTTGTAGTAGAACTCAGTCGTCTTGGTATCGTGGTTGACTGCGGGGATGCGGAAGTCACCCTCATGCATCACAGTCATATCCATGTACACCTTGCGGTGGTTGGGGAAACGCTTGTGCAGCGCATCTATCAAAGATGATTTGCCAGAACCTATGTGGCCTTCAACGATGGTAGTTACCTCCGTGCCAACGGCAGCGATAAAGTCAACTGTCTCTTGATAATTCATTGATGTTTGCATACGTACTTTCTTGGTTGGTTAAAGGGCTAAACTAAATTTATCAGTCAGGTCATCCATCTTGATGATGATGGACTCGCGCATCTCGGGTGACTCACGCAATGACTTGATATCTACATCTACTAACGAACTCTCCAATGCTCTACGCGCCGCTTCTAAGTCGGGGTCGTCCAGCACATTCAATGACTGCAAGGTAGTGCATAGACCCAATGCGTTCTCAAGCATGGATGCATACAGCTTCTGCGGCTTGCCGTCTTCCTTGGGCAGCATCTTGGCGCGGATGTGTACCACCTCTTGATACAGGCGTTCCCACGGTACATTCATAGCTTCTTGTACCCGCGACTTCACCGATGCTTCAAACTTATTTTTAAGTTGCAGCGCAGCTTCTGCGGGGATGTCTACGCGGAAGTCACCCGACTCAGGCACAGGTGCAAAGTGGTAGTGAAAGCCGAACTTGCGGTGCATCTCGCTCTCCATTGGGTACTCTCTGACATCGAACAACTTACCCAGCTTGAACGCTTGCGCTGCCACCTTGGTGCTGAAGTTCTGCACAAACGTATCCACTAGTACATTGAACTCTTGCTCACGCTGTGTCAACTCATGGCTTACATCCATGAACGCCTTGGTAGGTATAAGCCGTGTGCCGCTATCAGACCAAGGTAAAGTCACGCTATACAACCAAGTACGCGATACCCCTGCAAATGAATTGATAGCTTCCAAGTCTTTGTCTTCGGCAAACAGATTCTTCTGCACCGATGTAGCCGAAGTCCGCGCACCCTTGGCAACGCTGACCTCAGTAGCCGTGGCTTTGTCTTGCTTACGGCCTGTATATACGCTGATGTTTAAGTCCAGCAACATGGCGCTGGACGATAGGCTTTTGTGTTTCATGCTGTTCTCAATAACTCAATTGAGTTGTTGGCCTTGTTAGTAAATATCTTATGGGCGTTGTTGCCCCACTCACTTGATGCCATGCTAGAGATAGAGCCCAGCACAGTCATCAACCCCACGCCCGCCTGAACCATCTCAGGTGTAAGGAAGAAGGCTTCAACGTCCCCCACTACCATGCGTTTAATGGCTGGCCCGTAAACATTTCGGTATGTGCCATACGGCATAAGTGATGGAGCCTTTTTCGCTCGGGTTGGTTTATCAGGGGCAAGTTGGATTAACTCGCCGCCCTTGTTGATAGTCGTGCCATCAGATAGCACGATGATGTATCGCGCCTTGCATGCATCAAGTAAGCGTGTTGCTTGCTCGACAGTTTTATGTATAGCGAGGGGTAAAGATTGTGATGTTTCGTTCATAGAAGTTTCTCCATTAAGTTAATTACAAAGTAAAGTTTACATTCAAAAGTTGGGTATGTCAAACATGTTGTTAGGGTTGCTCCAATAAGCTCCAAAGAGAACCATAGAGAACCATAGAGAACCATAGCGTGCCACGCAGGGTCATAGGATTGGCCTGTCGGCGGTTACTTGCTCGAAATGGTTCTTGGTGCTGTCGATGAACATGGCCACCTGATTGACCGTGCAGTTCTCCACCACGTTCCATACGGTGATGTTGTCCACCATCCACTCCTCGACCTCCATCATCTCCATAATCTCATCGTAGGTAAGGTCGTCGGGGTAGTACGTCAACCATTCGTCCAAGGCAAAACGCTCGGCTTTGCTAAGTTTGTTTTCTGTTATTGAGCTGTCCATGATTTCTCCTTCGTGTGTTGGTAAAAAGTAACCCTGTGCTTGCAGTAGTGCGGCGCAATCCAATCAAGGTTTGTCTCTTCGGCGTACGC